TACTGACTCTGCACGTTGAAGTGCAGGTAGTTTAACTACTTTGGTTTCTTTTGTGATTTCTGTAGAAATATCTAGGATATCATCCAATTTAGAATCTATATCTTTTGCCATAATTAACTCGCATCTTCAGTCTGATTGTCTGCAAATGTTGAACCAGTACCGTCATCATAAAAATTTACCGTTTCTGCAACTACGAAAGTGTCTTCAGGGTCTACCGAACCCACAAACTTAAGTGTTGTTTTATTCGCAAGTGTAATTGCAGCACTAAGTGTAATACTCTTTTTATCGGTTGCAATCGCACTAATTGTTGGATTGGTCGTCAATCCTGTATCGAAAACTTCATCTCCGACACTTATAGAACTATTTATCGCACTTGCAAAGTTCACTGTTGTACTCGAACTTTGTGCATTTGCAATCTCTCCGAATGCAGGTTCATAGTGTTTGACCTCTTTAATAAGACCTGAAGTCGATACTTCGTTTGTTGTGAACCCTTTAGTGACATTAGGATTGATATATGTTCTTTCAATAACATTCTTAATAATTTTACCAGTGTAAACTGGGCCAAAGAAGTATATTTTCATAGAAAACTCTAGAGTATGTTCTATTACTCTTCTTTCTGTAAACTCACCTTCATAAGTGTCTTCCATTGATACACTAGTAAGTGTAATAGGAACGTCTCGAACTTCACTCATCTCATCAATCATTTTCATGGAAACGGTGTATTCGGGTTGGAAATATGGTAGTATCTGTTCTACTATTTGTAGTCCATCATTTGCTTGTTTAGCAAGTATTGACAAAGTAAAATTTATGGTGTATGGTGCAGGTGAATATTGGAATCCTCTATTAGACTTGTTTGCATCTAGTCCACCTTTTTCTGCTCTAATTAACTTATTTTGTTGTCGAGCTGCATCGTATTCAAATCCAGTAATTTCAAATGCCATTCTAGGTAAACTGATTGCACTTCTGTTGTTATCAGATAAGTTTGCTTCTTCGTTAAGTCTCGATAACCACTTCTGTTTTGGGCCATAAGATATTGGAACTATCTGTTGTGCAAGAACTGTTCCGTCTGCTTTAGTTTTTTTGATTGTAACATTATTGAATAGTGTTCCAAAAATAGACACACTTCTCTTAATAGTTTCATGATAAAAATGAGTCCCAAACATTATCCATTTACCTCTATATAATCTTTCAGACTTTTAACTGTATGAAGTTCCTCTACGTCCTCATCGGGCATTTCTATCTCATATTCTTCTTCTATTTGCATTATTAACTCAACAACATTCAATGAATCATAACCCAAATCTTCCACGAAGTTTGAATCGTCTTTAACTGAATTTTGGTCACAACCAACTACTTCTGCAATTATTTTTTCTAACATTATGTTACCTCACCAAATGGGTTTGTTTCTGAGAAGTCTAAGTACCCGTCTGCTTTCGTTTCGAAGTCTAGGTTATCTGCGTTTCCATCATTTGCCATAGTCATGACATCTACGATACTTCCAATCGTATGAGATGCACTTCCTGATGCACCAACGATAACATCCCCAACAAGTAGTGTCTTCGTATTATCTCTGATTCTTAAGTTTTTAGTTACAGGATTCCAAGAAATAACTTCTCCAACCACAACACTACTTAGTGTAATATTTTCGTTGTTCACATAGTTTCCTGAACCACCTGACGCCATTGTTAGGTCGATGTAGTATGCTTGTTCATCTTCGATAAGGTCAATGTCTGTAACATTAGTATCAAAGTCTTCTCCACTGTATTCGAACAATTCACATTGCAATTTAAACACAAATAATTTTCCGACTTGATAGAATGGGTTCTCATGTTCTACGAATTTGATTTCAAACATTGAACCACTCATAGGGAAGTGTATTAAATCCCCCTCGTTAGGTCTTAAAGATGTTGCAAGGTTTGAATCTAAGGATATAAATCTTTCCCAACTTCTAAGTGAGATTACGAATGTTGCAGTGTCACGAACTGAGACACCAAACTTAGACATTAAGTCTCCTTCTCCTTCGAATCCTTCTGCCTCTTCAATATACATCTCTACCGAGTATGCATCACCAAATCTAGACTGAACGTCTTCATTTAGTATAGTGTCTTCTTCTACTACTTCTCTAGGTAGATAGAAACACTCATGTCCATACATTCTTAACGACTCAACAACTAAATCTTCATAGAGGTGTTGTTCAGTGTTTACTGCATGGTTAAAAAATACATTAGTTGGCATTTATTACCCCATCATGTCCATGACTGGCATTTCGTAATTCAGTCTAGACTCTTCTTCTAATCTTAATATCTCTTCGTTTGCTTCAGTCATCATTCTTTCTGCATCGAGTGTAACTCCGCCAGGCAAAGCAATTCCACCGAATTTAGAAAGGTTTTGTCCCCATTGATATTTAACTTTTGCAGTTGCATATTTCTTTAACCACATATCGTTATAGACATCGGTCATATCATTAGGGTCTATCTTCCTGTAACATTCGATGATAATCCACTCATTTGCAGTCAATTTTGATGCATTGTAGTCAATGTATAATCTATTAGAATGCATATTGAATCTTATAGGTATCTGACCAACCAACATATCGTTGAGTAATGCAAGGTGTGATTGAACCTGAGAGTAATACATAACACTTGTAGATGTTAAATCCCACAAGTCATTTAGTCTGAGTTGATATTGTAAATCAAACATATTAGATTGTGTTCCCGAACTAAACGGGAATAGGTTTATAACTGAAAGAACGTGTTCGGGTAGTGTTAAATAATTCTTACCTTCCCCGTAAGTTTGGTTTGCGATTGCTTGTGTTCCAGTTGCTGCAGCTGCGTGTGTTTCATTTGTTTTAAATGAATCAATCTCTGTTTGAGTAATTTGGTGTTTTAGATAGGTTTTAATACTTCCATCGTAATGGAATTCACGGAAATACTGCAGTGCTTCATCGACTCTATCGTCTAGTTGGTCGTCATCTATATTAATCTCTACAACTGGAGCTCCCAATGCTCTCTTGATGTATTCTTTAAATGTTGCCTTTGAATTTGGTGCTGCCATAATAGTTTTCCAATAGTAATAATCTTAACTATTACTATTTATACCATTTGGGAACCTATTCTTGGAAGTATGTTTTAGATTGGAGTCTATCTATTTTTTCGTCTATTCTGTCAATAGTGTCAATCATGCGTTGGAAGTCCTTTTCTATTTGGTCTCTTGTGACATAATCCTTTGCCACCTCTTCTCTTGTTCTATTGATTAGAATTGCAAGCCTAGATTGTTCGGTCATTATATTACGAACCAAAAATCCTAAAGGGGTTAAGATGAATGTTAGAAGTACATTCCAAATTATGTGAGCATCGATTACTATTTCCATACTACTATTTAGAATTTCTAGTTACTTAGAAGTTATTGGATTACCCTTATTATCTAAATCAAACATAAATTCATCTCTAGAGTAATTCTCTATTTCTCCAGTTCTTGCTTCATTAGTTAGGTATTCCATATTTGTATTGAATGATATACTGTATCTTTCTTTGTCGGTAGGATTAGGTTCTACCATATGCATTGCACCACTTGGAAAAAGTATAAGTTCTCCTGTTCTAGGTTCAAAAGGAAATGATGTACTGTATCTCTGACTATGTGGAAAGTCTGCTACAACCTTCTCATGTTGGTCTATCATCGTCAATCGTCCTTCATCTCCGTCTGCACTGATGTATAATACTCCCGAATACCAACAACCATTATGTAAATGTGGTGCATTCCAAGCACCTTTATCATTGATATTTGCCCATGAATTAGATATTGATAACTTTGCTACTGATGGGTCTAGACCATGAAAAGGAAGAACCTCTTCATTAAATGCAGTTATAATTCTGTTTATACACTTCTGAAATATTGGATTGCTCTCTACTGCATCATTTGACTGCCAACCAGTGTATTGATTGGATAGTTGTCTACCCTTTGGGTCTCTACGTCTCATAGCGTCCATCTCATCCCTCAGCATACCCATATATTCCTTGGTCACACCTTGTTTCTCATCCAAGGATTCATGTGTTATATCTCTATGGAATAGAAATGTTGGAAATAATAATCTAACTGCCATCTTCATTCTCCTTGAACATTTCTTCGTATTCAGGTTTCATTTTACCCGTCTTAGGGTCAAACGGACATCCATCTAAGTCTTCTTTAAAGTCTTTATGTTTAGGAGTCCAAACTCTACCCCTTTTATATGGCCCTGCTTTATTAAGTTCATCTGCATAACCAATACGAGATAATTCCGTCATTGTTTTGTAACCTTCGGGATGTTCTGTACTGTATTCTGATAGATTAGTTATGTAAGACTTATGGTCTTTAACAGAATAAGTTGCAACCCATTCTTCTCTTTGGAAAGGTATAATTTGACAAATAGGTGTTCCTTCTGTTATAACAAAGGACTTATCTGTTTTTGGATATAAAATTATTTGTGAGTTATCTTTATTTACTGAGAATTTATCAGTATCGATGATACCCTGCCATGTTGCAAAGAAGTCATTCTGAAACAAAAATGGGTCTAAGTAGAAACATGAGTATCCTTTAGGGGTTGTTATGCACCAAGGATTAGACATTTTAAATGCATCTTTCATTGGAGTATCCATTCCACCATGAGGTCTGAATGCATCATGCATTTGAACGGTTGGATGTGTTTGAGATGCATATCCTTCCATTTCACCCATACGAGTATCTTCTGTATGCCAATATCTAGAATCACCATCTTCAATAGTAACACCATTTCTTACATATAAATCTCTGTTTGCAAGAATAATATATCCCGATGATAACCAATCTTGCATTGCAGGACACGAACGAATTGTCTTATTAATAGTTCCGTTTACAACTTCTGCAACCTTTGCCTTTTTCCACCAATCGGGTTGAATAGACTTCGCAAGAACTGGTTTAAAATTCTTTAGTGTCTCTTTATCGTATGTATGAAAGTCTATCGTTGGCATGATAATTTTCTCCCTCTTCCTCAAGTCTTACTTCGTCACCACGAATCACTAAAGACCTTCTATCCATATATCTTGATGATGGTTCGGGTGCATCTGCACCGTGTGGTATTCTTCCATCAAACATAATTAATCTATTTGGTTTAAACTCAATCTCACCTATTTGGTGATTTTTGATATGTTCGTCTCTTCCGTCTAAACCTTGTTGTTCTTTGTCATACAATCTCAAGGCTCCACCCCAAGAAGGATTCCAATATCTATTGGGATAATACAAAAAAGATAAATTCCAGCTGTCATTTTCTTGACAATCTTTATGAGTTGTTCCTTGTAACCCTTGAGTTTGTGAGTTTAAACCTGCGTATTGAAATCTAACCCACTTAAAACCAAATTCAGTTTGTAATCGTCTATCTAAGTATCTAGTGAACCATGTATGACTCGGTTCCATGTCACTGTCTATTTCATAGTTTTCTCTAAAAAATGATGCACCCCAAAAACTGTGATGTGGCAAACCAGTAGAAGAACTACTGTTTACTTGATTCGTCTTACTCCATATATTATTGAAAGTAATCTGAGAATCATAGAAATGATGTAGAGGTTGAGCTAACCAATTGTCCAATACATATACTTTTGTTAATGGAAAGTCCTGTATTTTAAATGGTTCGTCTATATAAACGATTTCCATTTTATCTCTTTGCGTGGTCGGGTATTAGACTTGGAGAAGGAAGATGTTGTTTATATTCACTAAACTCTTTTAAAGTATCTTCACGAGTTGCCATTATCTCTGCAGATATTTGGTCTAGTATATTATAAACAGCGTCACCATATT